TTATTATTATTAATATATAATTATATAATATATGTTAAATTGGATAAATTTACCTGATGAAACTAATAATTTTCATGGCTTTGTATACATTATAAATAATAATTATCCAAACTCAGAAAAAAAATATTATATTGGTTGTAAAAAATTGTTAAAACGATTAAAAAGAAAACCATTAAAAGGTAAAAAAAGAAGTAGAATATCATATGTTGATAATAATGTAAATTCTTATTGGGGAAGTTCAGAAGAATTAAAAAAAGATATTGAAAAATACGGTTTAGAACATTTTGAACGAAAAGTTTTACATATGTGTGAAAATCAATGGGAGATGAAATTTTTAGAAATGTATGAACAAATGAAAAATAATGTATTATTTGACAAATCATCATACAATGGCATAATAAATGTTAGGATTAATTCAGTTCCGAAATCCTTAGAGGAAAAATACAAAAATTTTAAATTTTAAATGCATTTTATAAAAAAAACCACAAATAATTCTATAATTTCATTAATTTTTGAAAAAGAAAACAAAGAAATTGTAGATATTGACTATATTTTTAAAAAAACTAATGATAATTTCTGCATTTATTTGAATAATTTATCATTACCAGTGACATTTGATTTTAAAAACAGAGATAATAAAAAAATTTATATGAATGAGTTTATAAAAACATTTACTCATTATGTGAAATTTAGAGAAAATAAGGAAAAATTGTACTTTTATAGCAATCCTTTGACAAAAGATGAATTTAGAAATAAATTAATTTTAAAATTAAAAACATTATTTGGAATAACTATTCTACAAGAATATAAAAGTCTTGAAAATATAGCAACATTATTAGAAATTGGATGTTGCGAAACTGTTACAAAACTTATAAATTTTTTAAATGAAGAGAGAAAAACAAAATCATTCAAACAAATTAAAAAATATTTAGAAAAACACGGTTTTGTATATCTGAATGATGTTTATTTCAATGATTTTTCCAATAAGCTGTGCTTGTTTACATAAATATTATGTATGAGTAAATTTATTCAATTAATAGAAGATTTTGATCCATCGAATGATAAAAATCCAATCAATGCATCATATGAATTTATAAATTTCTTAAAAAATAATGATATAAAATATGGAAGAGTTAAACCCAACACTTTTTATATTCATGACAAAGCTGATTTGAATAAAGTTTTTGTAATCGAAGTGAAGGATGTTGTTAACACTAAACCATCCGAAGAAGATGGTGAAGTAGAAACCGTTGTGGATACATTAGCTGATACAGATCCAAAAGCGGCTAAAGCAAAACAAGACCGAATGAAAGCCGTTAAAGTTTTAGGTTCCAAGGCTTTACCGAAATATGTTCAAAAAACTACAGAATTATTAAAAGCCAGAATTTAATGAAAAGTAAAACACTACAACTTATAAACAAATATTCTAAAATTCTCAAAGAACAAGGAGAGTTAGAAGGTCAACAGGTGGATGCAACACAAGATATTGGAGCGACTGATGTTGTTGAACCCCCAGTACAACAAGAACTACCATTCACGGCAGAATCTGAAAATGATTATATAATGCAAATGTTATATGCTGCTAAATTTGAACCAACACCTGAGCAAAATACAGAACTTGATAATCTTATTGATAAGATGAAAAGTAAAGAAGTAAAAAATTCAAGATCTGAAATATTGCCAATTATTCAACAAATGATAAGTTCCGAAGTAGAATCAACTCAACTTAGAAATCTTTCTGATCAAATAGATTAAATAATATTATGAATTTTAAATTAAAGGAAAATGGATTGATTTGGGAAAATTATGCCAACATCCCAAGTATGAAAAAAAGACAATTCTCTTCTGATGAATCTGAAGAGAAAAAAGATCATGGATTTGATAGTGAAAAATCAGATCTTAATGATGATGGTGAAATTTCAGAATATGAAAGAACTAGAGGAATGGCTATAGCAAACTCCATGAGTAATGATCCAGAAGACGCTGAAGATTTTTATGACGATGATGAGTCAGATGATGGTAAAAGCGTTGTAATGTCTTTTGATACAGCAGAACCAGTTGAAACAGAATATAAAGAAGAAGAACCTGATGAGGACGATCATGAAAGAAATGAAATGATCAAATCTGAAATTAAAAAACTCTGTGAATTTGCAAAAAGATTGGAAAACATGGCATGCGATGCAAATTTTGAAGAGTGGATGGTTGCTAAAATTACCAAAGCTGCTGATTATACTTCAGATGTATACTTCAGAGTAAGTGCAAAGGCGGATTATGCCAATGGTTCTCATGACTATGACGAAGACGAATATTAAAAAATGAAGAGTTTCGAATCATTTTTTTATGAAAAATTAGTTCTTGGATTGATAGAAGATATCCACATAGATGGTATTGGTACGATTTCATCTAAATTAGATACTGGCAATGGAGCACATAATGTATTGCATGGAGAAGATATTGAAATAGATACCAAGAATAAAGTAGTTAGATTTACAACAGTTCATTCAATTTCTTTAGAAAAGGAGCTATTGGATTTGATAACTATAAACATAGGAGCGAACAAACAAGAACGCCGCCCTGTTGTTAATTTTAATTTAAAAATGGGAAATAATGTATATAAAAATATTCCATTCAGCATCGGTAATAGAGCATCAAATATTCATAAAATTTTAATAGGTAAACCATTCATTGAAAATGATTTAAATGCATTAATAGATGTAAGTGTAAATAATGTAGTAGACAAAAATTTAGAAGTTGATATATGAAAAAATACTCACAAAACGAATTATTAGAAGAAGGTTTCTGGAAGGGCGTTGGAAGTGCCATTAAAGGTGTTGCAAGAGGCGCTGATTATATCGTGGGTCAAATTGCTCCAAAAGCTCAAAGTCTTTATAAAGACCCTTATAATGCTGCTAAGGGGTTAGTTCGCGCTGTTCAAGGAAAACCTCCAATCAATAACAAAACAAGAAAAACTGGTAATAATACATCAAATATAAGTCCTCAAGAAATGGCAAATATAAAAAGAGGATTAACAAGTCGAGGTATAACTTTACTGAATATTCCAAACTTAAGTTATACAGATCAAAATACACGAGTTAAGTACTACAATGTTGAAATTGAAAGTAACGGTAGACGAATTAGAGCTATTGTGGATGCAAATGGAAATTTTCCAACTCCGTAATTTGACATTTTTATTATTTCAACTAAAATATAATTATGAAGGTTGAAATTAAAACAATTAATGATGAATCATTTCATTTTGTAGAAACAAAAGAAAATAATAAAGTAGAATCTGAAACAGTTACTACTGAAATTCAAGAAGATACTCTAGGAATTATTTCACCAGCTCAAAGACCAGCGCCAAGATCAGCACCTATTGAAAATAACAAAGGTGCTGGTTGGTTTGCAGGAACGAGTTGGGAGTAATTAAACGCCTAATACGCTGGTAATATGCTTTAATATAGGGCTTCTGACAACATCATCAGTATCGAATTTCATACAATGTATGTTATTTTTTCTTGAATGTTCAGTATCAAACAATTGATGTATTTTTTCAAATCCTGAATCTTTAATATCACATTGTTTAGCATCTCCACAAACGATATATTTGCTGTTTCTACCAAATCTAGTTAAAATAGTTGTTAACTCGCCTCTACTCATATTTTGTGCTTCATCAATAATAACAAATGAATCATGAAATGTTAATCCTCTAACGAAATTAACAGGTATTGCTCTTATATATTTCTGACTTAACAGCATATTTGATACTGTTGGATCGACAATTTCATTTAATTTATCCATTAATGGCATGGTATAAGGACTGAATTTCTCATCAAGTTCCCCAGGTAGAGCACCCATGCTTCTGGATGAACTTTCCACAACAGATCTAATATAAATTATTTGATCTACTTTATTTTCCTTTAGATGTTCTAAAGCTGCATATACAGACATGTATGTTTTATTTGTACCTGCAAGTCCATCTATAAACATAATGTGTGTATTAGGATCATTTATGGTATAATAAGATTGAGTTTGATTTTCAGTAAATGGGAAGTGTTTTTTTAAATTAACCTTCTCAAAATCGAAATTTTTCTTATAAGATTGAATAAATTCGTTTTCAAAATCTGATGATGATTCTTTACGTTTGCGCGTAGGTTTTCTTGTGCTCATGTATTAATATTTAACTGAAAATATGACTCCCCAATTCAATATTCAATAACAATCCAAATAGCTAAATAATATAACCAAACAGCTTGACTTT